TCTCACAAAATAGCGAATCATCAGGGATCTTTGAACCGCATTTTCTACAATACATAAATGATTCCCCCCTTCTCAAATATCATTCTAAAACTTTGCTCTGAGCTCGACGACCTTCCCGATCACTCGGACCGGCAGTGTCTCGGCCTGCTCCGGTGTAAAGGTCAGCGGCGGGAAAGCCGGGTTTGTCCCCATCAAGGTGATCCCGGCTTCTGAACGGTAAAAAGTTTTTACCGTCGCGTCGTCGCCGTTCACCATGACCACCGCGATCTCTCCGTTTTCGACCGTCTCCTGCTGGCGGACGATGATCACGTCCCCCTCTCGGAACCGCGGCTCCATGCTGGTCCCGCGGATCCGGAGCGCGAAGTACTCTCCGCGGCGGGCCATGTCCTCGGAGATCTCTTCCCAGTCGAGGATCTCCTGAATCGCGCTGATCGGGATCCCGGCTGGCACGCTGCCGAGGACGGGGATCGCGACGGCCTTTTTTGTCTGCCCTGTCGAGTTTTGCGGTTCGCGCAGGTCCGACATATAGACGCCAAGCGCGTCGGCGATCATCTGGAGGCTCTTCGGTCTCGGGTACTTCCTGCCGTGGTACCATTCTGCGATCGTTGACTGGCCGAGTCCGAGCTTTTGCGCGAGCTCTGCCTGCGTCATTCCGACTCGGTCCATCCGTGCCCGCAGGTTCTCGGAGAAAACGCGGCGTTGCTCTGAATCATCAAGGTTTTTCATGTGGGATCTCTCCTTTCCTTTTTTATATTACACCATAAGAAAAGGATTGTCAACAAAAAGAACAAAAAAATTCACTTTTAGTATTGACAATACACTAAAAGTGTAGTAAAATGGTTGACAAAGGAGGTGATACGGATGAACATCCCACCCAAGATCTCGCTGGCAGCGGTCAGGGTGAACGCGAACAAGACGCAGACAGAAGTGGCGAACGCAATCGGAGTAAGCAAGACGACGATCGTAAACTGGGAGAACTACAAGACGACGCCGAGCTATGAGGCGGTCGCAAAGCTTGAGAAGCTCTACGCCTATCCGTTCGATTTCGTGCGGATCGTACCCTGATTTTTTTTGCGCTGCAATTACACTTAAAGTGTAGAATTGAGGAGGAACCACCATGGAAGAGTATCTGAAAGCAGCCGAGCTGCTGGCGACGTGCCCGCCTGAACGGGTGGATCTGGTCCGAGAGACGTTGCGGGCCGGGGGCATCGAGGTTCCGACCACGCCGGTTGAGCCGTCAGACCATCGGGCGTATTTGCATAAGAACAGCGGAACGACCCGCATCGATATGGAATGCGTCGAGCTGCTGCGCGATCTCCGTCAGAGCACCGGACTCACGATGGTGAAGCTGGCGAGCCAGTTGATCAAGGAGGGCGCGAGAATCATGGATATGGGAGGCTCGGCATCCGATGGATAACCCGATCTACTACACGCCGGAGGAGGCCGAAGAGCGGCTGCGGGAGTTCGGCAGCCGGGTGCCATCGGCGGAGGCCATCAGGGCGCAGGCGCAGAGCAACTCCGTGGCGCTTGGCTTCCCGGTATGCGTCGTAGGGCGTCGCGTATATATCCCGCGCAGATCTTTTGATCTGTTCTGGGGCATCGGAAAGGAGGTGTAAAAATGGGCATCATCATCGCAATCGCGCTGGAGGTCGCGCTCGCGGTCTTCATCATCTGGGGGATCATGAACGAGCAGAAGCTGATCCGCTTCGAGCGCGCAGCCGCCAAGGCGATCATCTGGGAGCTGTACGAGCGGTTCGCCGAGCGCGACGTCGTGCGGATCCGGATCAAGGACGGAATGAAGCTGCTGCCGGAAGCGCAAAAAAAATGACCGGCTCCGGGGGAAACAGAGCCGGTCGATTGGGAGGAAGAGTCCACCGCTTTGGACCCTCCATTTATAGCACGAGAAGGAGGAAAAATCAAGCATGAAAAAAAAGAAAGAGACAATCAACGCTGTGATCAAGCTGCCGGGGAAGAACCCGCAGCTTCGCACCATCCCGAACACGCTGGAAGCCCTGCAGGGGCTCGTCGGCGGCTACATCGAGACGCTGCCCGTGGCGTCCGATCTGGTGGCCATCGTGAACGAAGAAGGCCGCCTGCAGGATCTGGCGTACAACATGGACATCGCCGGTCAGAGCGTCGTCGGGCCGATCGTTTTCGTCGGCGTCGACGGTGAGGAGTTCGACGACGTGCCGGATCTCCTCCGGAAGCAGATCATGTCGCTGGGGAGGTGATCTGAATGGTGATGACAGATAAGCAGATCCTCGACGATTACAGAGACGCAAAAGACCAGAAAGAGCAAGTCACGATCCTCGCCGAACTGAACGCCGTCGACGTGTGGACTATGGCGACGTGGCTCAAGGAGCACGGCGCGGGGATCAACCTTCAGCATTTTCAGTTATTTAATCCGAAGTGGCGGCAGGCGACTTTCGGCGGCGAGCGAAAAGAGAAGCCGAAGCCGTCAGAGGAGCAGGACGCGCCGACCCGTGAACAGTACGAGGAGGCGCTCAGAGGGATCGTGGCCCTCAGGGAGGAACTCAACAGGGTCAAGGCTGAGAACCGGCAGGAGCGCAGGCGGACCCGCGGCGAGGCAGAGCCGGACATCTCGACGGCGGAGCGGAAGCTCAACCGGATCAAGAGCATCCTGTCGGCCTTTTACGCGGCGAACGGATACGACCACGCCACCGCGCTGATGATCATCGACCTGATCGCAAGGGAGGGAGACACCTATGATAATAATTGATACGGTTCTTCTCTGGATCCTCCGCGTGATCGCCGTGGCAGCGTTCGCCGGTGCAGGGTGCATGGTGGCGCTCGTGCTGATCCACGACAAGCGAATCAGGGAGGCCGAGGATGCCATAAGACGATTCAACGAGAATCTGAAAGAGGTACCGGACTCTGAATGGGAGGTGATTGGATGATCCTTCAGGAGCGAGAGATCCTCAACGGCGTGATCAACCGGAAAGGGCAGAAGCAGATCAGCGAGGACGCGGCGCGTGACCTGACGGTTTGCGCGGCTTCCATCAGAACGCTCATCAAGCTGCTCGAATCCTCCGCACCGTTCAGCGACGAGCGCCACGAGAAGTGGACCGAGGTCGAGTGGAGCATCGCCCGCGCTCAGATCGCCCTCGACCGGCTGCGCGTGATCTACTGCGACGATCCGATCGACTATAAGCGGGCGGCGCTTCTCCGGGCCGAGGCCGCGGAGATGGGGCTCTTCGGGGAGGCGCGAAAATGAAGGTCAACGTAAAAGGCATCGACCGTTTTCCGGGACTCAGGCAGGAGATCCTGAAGGAAGCCCGGCGCGAGGTCTTCGAGCAAAAACGCTGCCTTGACGACGACTTCGACGCGGCAGTCCTCTGGGCCCTACATCAGGCTTTCGGATTCGGGTCCGACAGGCTCCGGCGCTTTTACGACGCCTTCATCGCCAACTACGATGAGATGCGCGAGTTTTACCTCGGCACCGACGCTGACGGTGAGGAGGTGGTCGACGGAACCGTGGCGTTTGCCTGCAAGGCGAACCTCCTCCGGATCGGCGTCGACGTCGCCGAGTGGAACCAAGAAACGAACAGAAGAAAGAAGGCAAGAAAGAATGGATATCATGCGAATGGGCAGTAATCCGAACTTCCTCGGAAGCTGGGATCTCGACGAGCTGCCGGGGCACAAGATCGCCCTGACCATCAGGGAGATCCGTGACGAGAGGATCCCCAACGGACAGGGCAAAGAAGAGGTCGAGACGGTCTGCCACTTCGTGGAGGACGTCAAACCGATGATCCTGAACGTGACCAACAAGAAGACGCTGGTCAAGTTGCACAAGACCAAGGACACCGAGAAGCTCCGCGGGAAGCGGATCCTCGTCCAGATCAAGCAAGTCAAAGCGTTCGGCGACATCTACGACGCCCTCAGGATCGCGCCGACGATCCCGGCGGAAGCGAAGGCACCGGCGATCAAGTGCACGAAGTGCGGGAAGCCGGTCGAGGCCGCGTTCGGGATGACGCCGGAACAGCTGGTCAAGTATACCGCGCAGAAGTACGGCGCGGAGATCTGCGCCGATTGCGCGAAAAAAGAAGCCGAAAACAAGAAGGGAGAAGACAGCAATGAATGAGATCATGATCCTCGCAGGAAAGGCTGCGAAGTACGACGCACTGGTGAATATGCTCTTCGACGGGGCGAAATTCGCGACCAAGATGGGTCCCTGCGATCCCGACGACGTCTACATCGACTGCTTCGACGTCCGGCTGCTCCTGAAGGCGTTCGAGCCGGAACGGTACGCGGAGGTCGTCGCGCTCGCGAAGGAGAAGGCCGCGGAGAAGTCGCGCCTCAAGGAGAAGGAGGCGGCGGACGGTGCAGCTGACTGAGGCGAACTACTACAGCAGGGAGGCCGACGAGGCGTTCCTGAGCGTTTCGCAATACAAAGACTTTTTGCGCTGCGAGGCGGCGGCGCTGGCGAGGCTGCGGGGGGAGATCCCCCGCATGACCTCCACCGCCATGCTGGTGGGCAGCTACGTTGACGCTGCCCTCGGCGGCACGCTGGAGGATTTCCGGCAGGAGCATCCGGAGCTGTTCAAGCGGGACGGCAGCCTGAAGGCCGACTACGCGCACGCGGACTACATCATCGAACGGATCAAGGCGCAGCCTCTGATGGTGCACTACCTCGGCGGCGAGGTCCAGCGGATCTTCACCGGCACGATCGGCGGCGTCGCGTGGAAATGCAAGGTCGACAGCTACATTCCCGGCGAGGCCATCGTGGACGGCAAGGTGATGAAGGACTTTGAGCCTGTCTACGTCATCGGATCGGGGCGCCTTCCGTGGTGGGAGGCGTGGGGATACGACAAACAGGGCGCGGTGTATCAGGAGCTCGTCCGGCAGAACACCGGAGAACGGCTGCCGTTCATCCTGTCGGCTGCGACAAAGGAGCCGGAGCCCGATCTCGCCCTCCTGCAGGTCGATCAGACCATGCTTGACTACGAACTGGCTCAGGCCGAGGAAGCGGCCCCGCGGATCGACGCCATCAAGAAGGGGCTGCTGGAGCCTGACCGGTGCGGACACTGCGCCTACTGCCGACGGACCAAAACCGTCGAGCTTGTAAGAACGGAGGATCTCAAAGATGAGGCTTAATAACAACATTCAGCTGCTCGGACGCCTGACGGCGGACCCCGAGCTCAAGACGACGCCGTCAGGGCTCGAGGTGGTGCAGTTCACCGTGGCGATCGACCGGCCCAAGGCCAAGGACGCTGCCGAAAAGCAGACCGACTTCATCCCCTGCGTGGCGTGGCGAAAAACCGCCGTATTCGTGGACAAGTACTTTTCAAAGGGTAAACTTATCCACGTTGGCGGAACCCTGCAGAGCCGCAAATATGAGGACAAAAACGGCAACAAGAGGACCGCTTACGAGGTGGTGGTCTCCGAGGTGGGCTTCGTCGGATCCAAGGCCGAGAGCGAGCCGTCAGGCGGTCCCGCACCGATCCCACCGGCAGCGGACGCGCCGTATGACGAGTCTGACCTCCCGTTCTAAGCCATGCTGAAGGTCTTTATAGATTCCCGCGAGAAAGAGCGGGCCATCAGGAAGGTCTGCGCGACATTCGACCGGCGCGGCGTGATCTACCGAAGCACGAAGCTCTACGTCGGCGACTACCAACGGATCGACAACGCGCAGCTCGTTATCGACCGCAAACAGAACCTTCTGGAGGTCGCGCAGAACGTCTGCCAGCAGCATGACCGGTTCATCCGCGAGATCCAGCGTGCGAACGACATGGACATCCGGCTCGTGTTCCTGATCGAGCACGGGCCTGGGATCCGAACGCTCGACGACGTCGCCGGGTGGATCAATCCGCGCCTGAGGGATAGCCCGCTCGCGATGAGCGGGCCTCGCCTGCACAAGATCCTGACGACGATCGGGAACAGGTACGGCGTGCGCTGGGAATTCTGCACGAAGGCGGAGACCGGCGACCGGATCATCGACATTCTGACGGAGGGAGGCGCGTCTCCGTGATCGTGGACACGGCGAAGGAGATCAAGTCAGCCGTCAGTATGATCGACGTCTGCAGGCGGTACGGGATCGAGGTCAACTATGCCGGTTATGCGGTCTGCCCGTTCCACGGAGAGAAGACCGGAAGCCTGAAGGTCTACCCGGGGCGCCGGGGCTGGCACTGCTTCGGATGCGGCGAGGGTGGCGACGTCATCGACTTCGTGCAGCGTTACTTCGGACTTGAACTGAAACAGGCAGAACAGAAGCTCAACGACGACTTCGGCCTCGGGATACTGATGGGCGAGACCGACTACCGCGCCCGCATGGAGGCGGGACGAGCTGCCGCGGCACGGCGGAAGACCGAAGAGACGAAGCGTCGGAAGGGCGAACAGATCGAGGCCGCATACTGGGCCGCCTATGACTACTGGCTCGGGATCCGGCAGACCATCGACGAGAAGAGACCGGCGACGCCTGACGATGAGCCGTCAGCGGAATGGCTCGACGCGCTCGAACGGATCACCGACGCGGAATGGCGGCTTGAAGAGGCAGCCGCGAGGAGGATGCAATGGAAGCAACAGGAGAGGTGACCAAGATCATCAGCGGATATACTTCCGTTGACTTCCTTGAGAGCTCGGAGCCTTATGATCTGCTCTATTCGCTGCGGAGCGACAAGTTCAGAATGGCTCAGTGCCGTGAGCTGCTCAAACGGCAGGCGGCTGCCGTCGGGGTGCGGGGCTTCAACGGGCTCTGGCAGAGCTTCCTCGAAACAAAAAACGCACGCGAGGTCGTGCCGCTCGATCAGGTGACCGAGTTCACTGGCCAGCCGCTCGAACTGTTCTGCGGCGGTTACTGCTGCGACGACAATGGCGTGACGATCCCGGACCGGTACGGCGACGATCAAGTGGTCTGCCTGCACCCGATCATGCCTGTCCGGCGCCTGATCAACACCGAGACCGGGGCGCAGCGGATGGAGATCGCGTACTGTCAGGGCGGCGCGTGGCGGTCGATGGTCGTTGACAAGATCACGATCGCGAACGCGCAAAGCATCATCTCGCTGGCGGGGCACGGCGTCTGCGTGAACAGCGAAAACGCGAGAGCTCTCAGCTCCTACCTGATGCAGGTCGAGCAGCTCAACGAGGACGTGATCCCGGTCGAGAACTGCGTGAGTCACATGGGCTGGACCGAGGACGGGCTGTTCGCGCCGTATGATCCGCAGCTGGGCTTCGACGCGGATCAGGGATTCGGCAGACTGCGAAAATCCATCAGGCAGGCGGGCTCGTATGACGAGTGGCTCCGCGCCATGGGCGACCTCAGGAGCCGCGGCGGACCCGGTCGCTTCTTCCTCGCGGCGTCCTTCGCCTCCGTTCTGGTGGGGCCTCTCGGCGTGCTGCCGTTCTTCCTGCACGCGTACGGCGGGAGCGAGTTCGGCAAGACGGTGGGCCTGATGGCTGCCGCGAGCGTCTGGGGCGACCCGAACCTCGGCGAATTCGTGACTACCTTCGACGCGACGCAGGTCGGCATGGAACGGATCGCGGGCTTCCTGTACTCCCTGCCGATGTGCATCGACGAGCTGCAGATCAAGGAATCCCTCGGCGAGCGCGACTTCGATAAGATCATCTACCACCTCGGCGAGGGCGTGGGCCGGGCCCGCAGCACGCGGGACGGAGGCCTTCAGGAGCGCGGCAAATGGCGGAACTGCATCATCAGCACCGGCGAGCGCCCGATCACGAACACAGGCAGCAAGGGCGGCGCGATCAACCGGTCCGTGGAGATCGAGATCGCCGAGCGCCTGCATCCGGACCTTCCCGGACTGGCGAACACGCTGAAGGCAAACTTCGGACACGCCGGGCCCGCGTTCGTGGAGCTCCTCCGGCAGGGCGGCATGGATCTCGTGCGGATCCAGTATGAGGCGTTCTACGAGCGCCTGAAAAAGTCTCCGGCGACCGACAAACAGGCCGCAGCAGGTGCGCTCCTTATGGCTGCGGATGCGCTCGCCTCAAACGCGATCTTCAGGGACGGCAACTGCCTCGACTTCCCGGACCTCCTCCGGATCCTGTCCACCAAGGCCGACGTTGACGTCAACGCCAAGGCGCTCGCCTTCATCAGGGAGCTGCCGAGCCGGTATCCGGCACGGTTCGAGGTCAACAAGTTCAACGAGTGGACCGGCGAGCGCTGGGGCAAGGTTCAGGACGGCTTCATCTTCATCCTTCGCGGCGCATTCAACGACATCCTGACGGACGCGGGGTTCAATGTGACCACGTTCCTGAGCTGGGCTGACCGTCAGGGGCTGCTCCTGACGGCTGCGGGAAGACGAGACAAGACGGTGCGCTCTGGCGGAAAGGTTGAACGGTTCATCGTGATCCGCGAGGAGGACTCCGAGAGTGTAACCACGTAACCACTGTAACCAGTCAAAAACACAACCCTATAGGGAAACAAAAAAAATAAAAAATTCCTCACGCACGTATAGGGATTTGTACTGGTTACACTGGTTACACTGGTTACACGCTTGTATATCAACAAGTTTTAATTGTGTATGTGGTTACATACTGGTTACATACTGGTTACAACAACAAAGAAAGGAAGACAAAACATGAGCGAAATGTGCAAGTCATCCGTTCCCGGCGTGATCGTCCGGGGGATGACCTTCCCGAAGACCTGCGACGAGTGCCGGTTTCTACAGGCGGACACCTTCGATGCTCCGTTCCTCGGGCTCCATACCAGCTACTCCTGCATGGCTGTCGAGAACCAGCTCGAGGCTGGCGTGCCTGACGGCACCCGTACCACCGGACGGCTCGAGGCGTGCCCGCTGGAGCCGCTGCCGGAGGAGATCCACACGGACTGCAAGCTCGACCTCGGCCCGGTGTGGATCAGGGCGGACGAGGATCTGCCGAGCGATGACCGGTACGTTCTCTGCTGCTGCCGGAACAAGGAGGGCAGACCGAACGTCGTTAAGGGGTACTACTCAAGAACGGCGGGGCGCTTTGCCTGTGGGATGAACACGAACGTGACGCACTGGATGGAGCTGCCGGTGCCGCCGATGGAGGAAAGGATATGAAAAATGATTACATAACAAGAGAAAGAGCCCATAATATGGTTTCTTGGCTGACGCGGTATGTTAACAAGGAGATTCGCGATCAGCACGGAGTAAATGAAATGGTCGACTACGACGAAGTGCAAGCTGGACTTGATAGGATCCCAGCCGCCAACGTTGCCCGGGACGAGCACGGGGAGTGGTTGGACTTAGACGATGACTATGGCGTGTTAACTTGTTCTGTTTGCGACGAGAGATCGCCTTTAGATTATCGATGGAATTTCTGCCCGTGCTGTGGCGCTGATATGCAAGAGGAGTGACAACTGATGACTAACTCTGATAAGCTGCACCAAATGTACAATGAGCAACTGTGTGAAATTTTGTATATGCTGACCCGATCAGAATGCGCGATGGATGTATTGGCCAAAGATCAGATTGTCGAATGTCCAGCAGGCGAGGATTGCCATGATTGCATATTAAGATGGCTGCGAGAGGAGGCGTAGGACGATGGATGAGTATATCAATCGGGATTCATTTCGTGCCGATATTTTTCGAATGTATTGCAACGATTGTGCAAAGATGACGGACCGACAGCGCCAGATGATCGAAGCATACATCCCGAGTCCGCCGGACGAAACGCTCGGCTGTGAGGAGTTCTACGTTCGAGACACTGCCGACCGCGTGCGGCGGGTGCGCGTCGTGGAGATCCTGCCACATGAGGAACGGACCACCTACGGTGTGGTCGAGGTCAGTACCGGAAGGAGGATCGACGCCGGGTGGGGAAGTGACTTCATCGGTTTTGAACGCGGCAGACTCTACGACAACAAGGATGACTGCCGGAACCATACGCACGACTGGGTGGACGGCTGGGAGCAGCTGCGGAAGATCCAGAGGGAGGAGGTGAAAAAAAGATGAGCGGTGGAGCCTACAACTACGACGATATACGCGCTTGTGAATCTATATTCCGTTACGGCGTGGAGCCTGTGTACGGGTTCGGCGGCGATGATTACAACGATTACAGGAGAGCAGCGCGGGAATCGAACCCGTTAAACGATAGGCTGGTTTCCGAACTGGTTTACGACGTGTTCTGCCTGATACATTCTCAGGATTGGTTCTTATGCGGTGACACGTCTGGAGATACTTATTACCCAGATTTAGCGTTCTTCAAGGATAAATGGCTTAAGATAACGCCTTCTGAACTCGTCAAGCGCGAAATTGACACATCGATTGACGATCTGCGCGAAGAACTCTATAGAGAATTCGTAAAGGGTAGTGACCAATATGGAGGTGGACGGCGATGAATAATCGACGCAGAAAGGGCGAGAAGACGGGCCGGTGGCAGTGGTCAGCGGGCGACCTGCTGGTGTGCGAGTTCTGCCGGTCCGTGTGCCTGTACCCTGACTACTGGCGCTACTGCCCGAGGTGCGGGGCGAGGATGGACCCGCCGCTTGATCCGATAGGACACGAGACGATCCAGAGCAACGGAAACGTGGCGCAGGGGAGGTGATGGAGATGGCTGACCTGATTGACCGCGAGAAACTGCTGGTGGCTTTTGACAAGATCTGCGATAAGCGCTGCAGCGTGCCGGTACCGGAGCGTGCCGTTGTGTGCGGCAGCTGTCTGCTGGGCGACGCGAAGACGATCGTCGAGGAGTTTCCTCGAGAAGAGTCGAAGCCCGGACGGTGGGAGCAGGTTTGCACCGAGGGCCGCGTAGACTTCCGGTGCTCTTCCTGCAGGCGCTTCAAGTTCCACAACGGTCAGATGAGGCGAAAGTATAAGTATTGCCCCGGCTGCGGGGTGCGGATGGAGGAGACAAACGATGAATGAGAACGTCATCCCGGAACAGTGCCTCGGCTGCCTGAAGCGCGACGCCTGCGAGGCTGCCGGGTGCCTGAAGGCGAAGCCCTGCCGGGCGAGGGCCGCACCGGAGAAGACCGACGCGGACCTGATCGAAGAGATGAAGTGGAGGTGGTCCTGATGGACTGGAAGAGAGAGGCCAAGAACGAGCTGCGGGACCTGCCGGTGATCAGAGAGGCGGTGCGGTCCATCCCTGAGCGGCTCCAGATGATCGAGGCGAAGAAGACCAGCCTCGGATCCAGCAGCACCGACCGGACGCCGGTGCAGGGTGGCGGCACGCCATACGAGGAACGGCTGCTCAACCTGATCGTTGAGGGCGAGCGCCTGACGGTGAACATGGAAGTCAACAGGATCCGGCTCCAGCTGATCGAGCGCGGCCTCTCGGCCCTGTCGGCTCAGGACCGGCTCATCGTCGAGACCTTCGCGGAACACCGACCGAGCGAGGCCGTCGACCTGCTGGCGGACAAGCTCTACATCGAGCGCAGCCGGATCTACCAGCTCTGGGATCAGGCGCTGCGCAGGTACACGATCGCCGAGTTCGGGCTTACCGATTTCTGACGGGCTGAAAAGAGTGGACAAAAATCGGATGAAATTCGGCGAAGGCCGTGCTATACTGTTAGCATGGAATGTCAGACAGAGAGCAGCCCGCCAGAACGGTGGGCTGTTCGCTTTTGTGGGGAGGTGACGGCGGGTGCGGTATGAAGCGTTCTACCACACGAAACGCTGGCGGAAGAAACGCGCTGCCATCCTCCGGCGCGACGGGTACTGGTGCCAGATCTCGAAGAGGTACGGCAAGCTGGTGGAGGCGAACACCGTCCACCACATCTTTCCGCGAGAGGACTTTCCCGAGTACGCGTGGGAAGACTGGAACCTGATCAGCGTCAGCGCCGAACAGCACAATCGCCTCGATGATCGGACGACCGGCGACCTGACGGAAGCGGGGCGCGATCTTCTGAGACGGACCGCTCGAAAGCGCGGGATCGAGATCCCGGAAAAGTACAGAAAGTGACGCGGAGGCAAGGCCCCCCCCGTTCGGCGCGAAAAAATCGGACCGCTGGGGGACGGGGCGGAGGGACTTTATCCAACTGCGGGGGAGTTTTGAGCCGAGGGGGTCCGGGTGACGGAGCGGTCCGGGGCGGATCCTAAGGGAGAGCCTGGTGGATCCCAAGACAATCCCAAGACAATCCCAAGACAATCCCAAGTTAATCCAATGAAGGACAGAGCCCGCAGCGCTTCAGGCCGGAGACGGTACAGCGGACCGGAGCGGGACTTTATACAGAACAAACGAAAGAGAGAGGAGGCGGCGGGATGACGCAGAGGAGCTGGAAGAAGAAGATCACGGACGCGGCGCAGACCGCCGGGACCTATCAACCGTTCTTCGACAGCGTGATCGACACGCTGGCGGGGATCCTCGAGCGCCGGGACGAGGCGCTCAAAATGTTTGAGGCCTCCGGCGGGGCGGTGCTGGTCAAACACACCAACAAAGGCGGGGCGACCAATATCGAACAGAACCCGGCGCTGCGGCTGGTCAACGACCTCGAACGGTCGGCGCTGGCGTACTGGCGGGACTTAGGGCTCACGCCCGCGGGCTTGAAGCGGATCGACGAGCAGCTGATGAAGCCGAAGAAACGCGACGCGCTGGCGGAGGCCTTGAAGGAGCTGAGCGGGTGATGGCGAAGAAGCGAAAGAGCTACAAGCCGATCGCGCTGCAGTACGCGGACGACGTGATCTCCGGCAGGAAGATCGCCGGGAAGGAGATCGTCGAAGCGTGCGAACGGTTCCGGCGGGATCTGGAGCGCGACGACCTCGAGCTGCGGGAGCACGATCCGGATTTTGTAATCGGCATCATTGAGCGCCTGATGGTCCACCGTCAGGGCGAGACGATCGAGGGCGAGCCGCTAACAAACGAGCCGCTCATCCTGCAGCCGTGGCAGGTGTTTATAATCTACAACCTGCTCGGGTTCTACATAAAAGGCACAGACGAAAGGCGCTATAAAGAGGCCTTTATATTTTTGCCGCGGAAAAATGCCAAGACGATGACCGCAGCGGCGCTTGCGTTCGGGATCGCTCTGCTTCAACGACGAAGCGGGTCGAAGATCTATATCGTCGCGGCGGCGCTCAAGCAGGCGTGCGAGGCGTTCGATGATATCGTCTACACGCTGAGATATCGCGGACTGCTTGAGGACTTCCGAGTGCGGAATAACAACGCGGAACACTCGATCCTTTACGAATTCACGGACGAGCGCGGGCGGCCTGACGGTTCCATCCATATCGAGGCGCTGGCGTCAAACCCCGACGCGCAGGACTCCTTCAACTGCAACGTGGCGATCGCGGATAAATTATTGTCCCTCTGTCGGGTGACCGGCAGCAGTAAATCGGGCAAAAACGGGGAAAGCTAAGTCCTGACGGATATGCCGACCCCGTGATAACCGGCGCGAGCAAAGGCGCGTCGGCATTGTAGAGCATAGGAGCTGAACCTGCGCGAGCAGAATATAAAGCGCCCACGAGTGCCCGACGTCTCACGGAGACGATGATATATGCCGACCTCGCCGGAAACGGCGAGAGGCTCCGGATAAAAAGCCGGAGCGGTAACAACGTGGAGATCCAAGCGTTCAAGAAGGCGGCGCAGTACAACCGGTTCAAGGAGGCCATGAAGGCATACACGAACAAGCTCATGATCGGGATCACGACCGCCGGAGACAACGTCAACAGCTTTTGTTACCGGCGTCTGGAGTACGCCGTAAAGGTCACCGGCGGTCTGGTCGAGGACGACACCCTGTTCGCGTTCGTGGCGCGGGCTGATCAGGACGAGAACGGCGACTGCGATTATTTGGACCCGGTCCAGCACGAGAAGGCGAATCCGGGGTACGGCGTGACGATCCGGCCTGACGGCATCCTCGCGGAGGCACGGCAGGCGATGGCGGACCCGCAGCAGCGAAAGGACTTCCTGAGCAGATCGCTGAACATCTACACCAGTGCCGTCAAGGCGTGGTTCGATATCGAGGAATTCCGCCGTTCTGACGGCAAGTACACGTGGACCCTCGACGAGCTGGCGCGGCTGCCGATCGACTGGTACGGAGGCGCGGATCTCTCGCGCTGCTACGACCTGACGGCGGCCTGTCTGTACGGCTGCTTCGACGGCGTCGACATCTGCATCACGCACGGGTTCTTCCCCGTGACGCAGGCGGCGCGGAAAGCGGACGAGGACGGGATCCCTCTCTTCGGCTGGCAGGAGGACGGCTGGCTGACGATCTGCAACTCGCCGACAGTCAACATGGGGGACGTTGTGCAATGGTTCAAGGATATGCGGGCCCGCGGCTTCAGGATCGCGCAGGTGGGACATGACCGGAAGTTCGCCGGGGAAGAGTATTTCCCGCTGATGCGGAAGGCGGGCTTCTCCGTGATCGACCAGCCGCAGTATTTCTATCAGAAAAGCCAAGGGTTCAGGCACATCGAGAAGGCCGTCAAGGACGGCAATTTTTATTATTTACACAGCGAGGCCTATGAGTACTGCGTCGGCAACGTGGCAGGCGTCGAGAAGACGGATGACGCGGTGCAGTACGAGAAAGTCCAGCAGGACCAGCGCATCGACCTGTTCGACGCGTCGGTCTTCGCCTGTCTCAGGATGATCGAGGCCGGGGCAAAAAGCAAAAAAGCGAGAGCGTGGTGGGGTGAATCATGACGCAGATGAGACGGCGCAGGGCTGCTGGTCCTGCGCGAGAGAAAAGAGCGGCGCCGGGCGTGCAGCTGCAAGCGGGAGGGATCGCGTTCGTTCTGGACGACGACTTCGGCGACCTGACCTGCGGGCAGTACGTCCGGCTCGCCGACAACCCGGAGATCATGACGGCGTGCCTGAGGATCGCGGAGCTGATCGGCTCCATGACGATCTACCTGATGAGCAACACCGATCAGGGGGACGTTCGGATCGTCAACGAGCTGAGCCGGTCGATCGATATCGAGCCCTGCGGGACGATGACGCGCACGCAGTGGATGACTGCGATCGTGATGAATCTGCTGCTATACGGTGACGGGAACTCAGTCGTGGTGCCGCACACATACGAAGGGCTGCTCCGGAGCCTCGAACCGATCGCGGCCTCGCGGGTGAGCTTCGAGGCTGCGCCGGGATCCTACAGGGACTATAAGATCCTGATCGACGGCAAGGCGCGGGACCCGCAGAGCCTGATCCATATCGCCTACAACCCGGACCAGACCTATCCGTGGAAAGGAAAAGGCGTGACGGTGTGCCTGCGGGATATCGCGCAGAACCTGAAGCAGGCGGCGGCGACGGAGAGGGCCTTCATGGCGTCCGAGTGGAAGCCGTCGATCATCGTCAAGGTAGACGGCCTGACGGATGAGTTCGCGAGCCCTGAGGGCCGTCAGAAGCTGCTTGAGAGCTACGTCAAACCGAGCCGCACCGGCGAGCCCTGGCTGATCCCGGCGGAGCAGTTCTCCGTCGAGCAGGTCAGGCCGCTGAGCCTCAACGACCTTGCCATCAAGGACGGCGTCGAGCTCGACAAGCGGACGGTCGCCAGCGTGATCGGCGTTCCGGCGTTTCTGCTGGGAGTCGGGACTTATAACCAGCAGGAATGGAACAATTTTGTGCAGACGAAAGTCCGCAGCATCGTCCTGCTGGTGCAGCAGGCGCTCACGCGGGCGCTGATCGTCTCGCCGAAGTGGTACCTCCAGATGAACTTCTGGAGCCTGCTGGACTACGACCTCGCCACCACCTCGCAGATCCTTCTGGCGGGTGCGGACCGCGGGTACGTGTCGGGTGATGAATGGCGGGAAAGACTGCATATGTCTCCTGCCGGGCTTTCCGACTACAAAATCCTTGAAAACTATATTCCGTATGAAGACTCAGGAAAACAGAAAAAGCTTATTCAGGAGGAGTCGTGATGGCGAGACGGGTCGATATGACCGGGCAAAAGTTCGGACGGCTCGAGGTCATATCGTTTGCTGGCGTTGGTTCGGAGAATCGCGCCATGTGGCTTTGCCGGTGTGAGTGCGGCAATGAAATAACCACGCGAGGGAAAGATCTCCGGCAGGGGAAAGTGAACAGCTGCGGCTGCATGAGAAAAGAACACTGCAGCCAAAGGATGACAAGACTCAACACGAAGCACGGTTATAGGAACACGCGTCTGTATGTGGTTTGGACCGACATGAGAAGTCGCGTTATGAACCCGAAAAATAAAAGCTTCGCGTGTTATGGCGGGCGCGGGATAAAAATCTGCGAGGAGTGGATGGATTTTCAGAACTTCCACGACTGGGCCTATCGCGCCGGTTATGACGAGAATGCCCCGTACGGTAAGTGCACGATCGACCGGATCGACGTCAACGGGAACTATGAGCCGAGCAACTGCCGGTGGGTCGATATGAAAGTCCAAGCGAACAACCGCAGACCGATAGCGGCAAAAACATGAAGCCCGATCCGCTGGCGTGCCCGTATGCCGAATACGCGGACGGGATGAAGATCGACTGCGGCCTGATGGGCGGGCGCTGCGGCCATCAGCGTTTTAAGCCCTGCGTCGGTTGGTGGGTGCTGACGGATCAGGCGAGGGACTGCACCATCAGAAAGGACGCAAAGCCGAGAGGAGGAAACACAGATGCATAGTAACGATCCAGAGAGAATCTACCGAGAGGTCCGCACGGTGCGGACCAATTTCCAGACCAGAGAAGACGGCGGCGAGCGGCACCTCGTCGGGTATTTTGCCGTCTTCAATTCTGATTACGAGATCGCACCGGGCATGACGGAGAGCATCGCGCCCGGTGCTTTTTCGCGGACACTTTCAGGGGACGTCCGCGCACTGACGAACCACGACTCCACGCTGGTGATGGGCAGAACGACAGCTCACACCCTCACGCTGGCGGAGGACGCGCACGGGCTGTTCGGCGACATTCTGATCAATCCGAACGATCAGGACGCCGTGAACACCTGGGAGCGCGTGCAGCGCGGCGACGTCGATCAGTGTTCGATTGGGTTCGAAATCGTCGACGAGGAAACCGAATTCCGCGACGACGGCTCCGTACACTGGACGATCAAGGAAGTCATCCTGTATGAAGTGTCCGTTTGCACGTTCCCCGCTTATAAGGAGACCAACGTGGCGGCCCGTTCCGCGGAGCGCGACGCCATCAAGGCCCGGCAGCTGGAGGCGTGGAAGATCAAAGCGAAAGCAAGACTGAAAGGAGTGGTCGAAAATGCTTAAAGCGCTGCTGCTTAAGAAGCAGATCGACAACGCGAAGCGAGACCTCGAGGCCCTGAGGGCTAAGAACGCCGACTTCGATCGCCGCGAGCAGGAGCTCACCGCAGCCATCGACGAGGTGGAGACGGACGAGCAGCGCAGCGAGGTCGACGAGCTGATCGGCGCGTTCGACGCGGAGAAGACCGAGCACGAGAGCGCCGTCAAGGAGCTCGAGAGGAGTGTCGAGCAGCTCGAGGCCGACCTCGCGGCGGAGGAGGCCGCGCAGGATACCGAACCCGCCAAGGAGGAGACTCCGGCGGACGACAACAAAGACGAAACAAGAAAGGATGAGAAACGCATGAACAAACACCTGAACGCGAGACAGCGCGCCTTCGGCGACATGACCCGCGCCGAGATCAGCGAGATGATGGAGCGCAGCGACGTCAAGGACTGGCTCGGCAGCGTCCGCAGCGTGCTGCGCCACGAGACCCGCGCCATCAACAACGTGGGCCTCACGATCCCCGAGGTATTCCTCGGCCTCCTGAGGGAGAACGAGCTGAAATACTCCAAACTGTACAGACACGTCACCGTCAGCCGCGTCGGCGGCGAGGGCCGCGTGCTGATCACCGGCGAGATCCCCGAGGCGGTATGGACAGAGTGCTGCGCGAACCTCAACGAGCTCTCCATCACCTTCTATCAGGATTCCTTCGGCTGCTGGAAGCTCGGCGGATTCTTCACGGTCTGCAACGCGAACCTTGAGGACAGCGACGTCGACCTGACGGCTGAGATCCTGAGCGCCCTCGGGCAGTCGATCGGGTACACCGATGACAAGACCATCCTGTACGGCACCGGCGCGAATATGCCCCTCGGCATCGTGCCGAGACTGGCGCAGACCTCGCAGCCTGCAGGTTATCCCGCCACGGCGCGTCCGTGGGTGGACCTGCACACATCCAACGTGGTGACGATCGCGAACACCTACACCGGCCTCGCGCTGTTCCAGCAGCTCGCTCTGGCTGCCGGTAAAGCCAAGGGCGCGTACGCTCGCGGCGAGAAGGTATGGGCCATGAACGAAACGACCTACGGCAAGATCGTGGCGAACGCCATGAGCATCGACGCTTCCGGCGCGATCGCCTCCGGCGTGAACGGCACCATGCCCGTCATCGGCGGCGTCATCGAGGTGCTGCCCGAGTCCATCATCCCGACCGACAACATCATCGTCGGCTACCTCGACCTCTATCGGATGGTCGAGCGTGCGGGCGAGAAGTACGCCTCCTCCGAGCACTTCCGCTTCCTCTCGGATCAGACCGTCTTCAAGGGCACCGTCAGATGGGACGGCAAGCCCGTGATCGCCGAGGCGTTCGTCCTGATCGGCATCGACGGCACGAACCCGACGACCTCCGCGGCGTTTGCTGCTGACGGCGCGAACACGCCCACGAGCCTCGTCCTTCCCGCGACCGCGACCGTGGCCGCCGGATCCACGCTGAAGCTGATCCCGACGGTGAACCCCTACGGCGTTGACGCTGGCATCACTTGGGCCTCCGCGACGACCGCCAAGGCGACCGTCGACGCGAACGGCGTCGTGACCGGCGTGGCTGCGGGCACCTCCGTGATCACCGCGACGACCGCCAACGGCCTGACGGCCTCTTGCACGGTGACCGTCACGGGGTAACGCCTCCCGGCGCAGAGCCCATCGTCGGGCAGGGTAAAGTGGGAGCCGCCATCCTCGGCGGCTCCTGATCAGGGCAAACAGGAAGGCGGTGAAACAAAATGAGCTATACAAAGAACAGTTGGTCCACCGGGGACACGATCACGGCGGAGAAGCTCAACCACCTCGAGCGGGGAGTCTACGACGCGAGCGAGGGCGCGGGCGGGCCCGTCAGGGTGCCGTTTACCGTCGAGGTCGACGCGCAGGGGCACCTGACAGCGACTACGACCGCGGAGATCGGGACCGTCATGGCGGCGGTCACCGCGGGGAAGCAGGTGGTCGCGGACGTCACCTCGCCGTCCGGCGTGATCTACCACGCAAGCCTGACGGCGCACAACTCGACGCACCTCATCTTCGACGTGATAACACAGGAGGACACCGACGTGATGACCGCGACTCTCTACCACATAGGATGGACTACCGGAGAAGTCGCCTTTGCGATGAACGCGATCTCGCTGAACTGAGGGGGCGATCATTATGCTGCAAATGCTTAAAATCGACCTCGGGATCACCGGAACGGCGTACGACGACCGGCTTCTTCAGATCCTGACGGCAGCCGCGCAAATGATCACCCGCGAGGGCGTGACCCTAACGGATTCCGTCGAGGACCAGCAGCTGCAGGTCGCCTACGCGGCTTGGCTTTGGCGCCGACGCGATTCCGGACAGGGAATGCCGCGGATGCTTCGGTGGTTGCTTAACAACCGCCTTTTTTCTGAGAAAGCGGGGCGGGCCTGATGGACGCGGTGATCAAGCTGCTCGGGCCCGCAGGGTACGAGCAGGACGCCGCCGGGATTCGCAGGCCCGTGCCGGGCGAGGGCCGTCAGGTCTTCGCGAAGGTATGGAGCGTGACGCGGTCGGAGTTCTTCGAGGCGGGCCGGGCCGGGTACAAGCCCGAGCTCGTCTTCTCCGTCTGGGCGGAGGACTACGGCGGCGAGGGCGTGATCGAGTACAACGATGCGACCTACGCCGTGTACCGGACCTTCCGCAGGCAGGAGGGAGACGGCAGCGACTATATCGAACTCTACGCGGAAAGGAAGGCGGGCACTGATGGCAAAGGCAATCGGACTTGACGGGCTCGCCGAAGCGATCAGCGAGATCCTTGAAGATTATCAGACCGAGATCCAGCGCGGGACGAAAGAGTGCGTGCAGAAGGTGGCGAAGGCAGGCGCTCGAGCGCTGAAAAAGACCTCGCCGCAGAGAACCGGCAAGTACGCCGCCGGGTGGAAAACCAAAGTCAAAGAGGGGCGCCTCTACACGACGGCGCGGATCTACAACGGCAGAAAGCCCGGCCTCGTGCACCTGCTGGAACACGGGCACGTCACGCGGAACGGCACCGGGCGGACCTACGACAGGACGCCAGAGCACGTCCACGTAAAGCCCGTCGAGGAGCAACTGATGGCAGACTTCGAACAGCAAATAGAGGTGGTGATCGGAGGATGACCAGAGCGGATATCCGCGACATGATAGCGGGGATCGGGCTCCCGTACGCCTACTACCAGTGGCACGACGACGATCCGGAGCGGCCTGATGGCCCTCCGTTCGTGTGTTTCTTTTTCGAGGGCGGCGAAGACCTTTACGCTGACGGCATCAACTACGCCAAAGTCGACCGGCTGATCGTCGAGCACTACTCCGACGAGCCGGACCTCGCGACGGATGACGCGATCGGCGAGATCCTCAACGAGCACGGTCTTACGTACCAGTGGGACCGGGAGTACATCCGGGACCAGAGAATGTGGCGCACCACCTTCGCGGCGGGCGTCAATATTGAAAAGGAGTGAAATCCAAATGGCGAAGAAAAAAGTCAAATTCAACATCCAGAACGCCCACTACGCGCTCCTGACGCGCAACGAGGAGACCGGCGCGATCAGCTACGGCACGCCGGTGGCGGTGCCGGGCTCCGTCAGCCTGTCGCTTGAGGTGGACGGCGATCAGGAGGTATTTTGGGCCGACGGCATCAAATACTACATCGACAACACCAACAGGGGCTATACGGGAGACTGGGAGCTCGCCTACATCACCGAAGCGATGCGGGCCGACATCCTGCAGGAGATCGCGGACACGACCGCGGTGAGCTTCGAGGTGCAGGAGACCGGCGAGCCCGTGGAGTTCGCCTTCGGATTCCAGATCGACGGCAACTACAATAGCACCCGCTTCTGGTTCTACGACTGCACGGCGCAGCGTCCGGGAATCGAGGCCTCCACGACCGAAGGCTCCAACACGCCGCAGACCGAGACTCTGTCGCTGACGTTTGCCGGTGAGCAGGTTAAGGAGAGCGACGACCGGCACTTTGTGCGGGGCCGTCTGGACTCCGACGTGACGGCGGGCGCGGCTACCTACGACGGCTGGTTTGATGCGGTGGTGACGCCGGGGACCTTCCCGACCTAAGCGCAGCGATCCCTGACGGGGGCGGGCGGTTTCGCTCGCTCCCTTTTTTCGGCTTTTTAAACACAGAAAGAGGACGAGAGGAAAAAACGTATGGAAAAGACCGTAAAGATCGACGGCAAGGAAGTAAAACTGAAGACGAGCGGGGCGCTTCCGCGGATCTACCGGAGGCTCCTCCGGCGTGAGATCTTCGAGGACGTCGCAAAGTTGAGCATGACCTCGATCGCGCTGGCGGATCCGGAGAGACCGGACCCGAGCAAAGAGGAACAGCTCAATGCGAACGAGATCATCGAGAACCTGACCTTCATCATGGCGAAGCACGCGGATCCATCCATGCCGGAGACGGTGGAGGAGTGGTTGGCCGGCTTCGAAGATGAGGCGGCGCTCAACGACCCCGAAGTGACCGGCGCGGTGATCGCGCTCTGGCTTCACGAGACGGAGACAACCAGCGCGGAGCGCAAAAAAAAAGACGAATCGACCGGAGCATGACGACCGGCCTTTACCTCCTGCGGGCTGTGCAGGCGGGCATCTCCGTCAGGGATCTGGAGCTCCTGAGCATTGGGATGGTTTTTGACGTCCTGACGGAGGGCGGAAACGACGGCGAGGAGTACGCGGAACTCGCTTCGCAGGAGGACATAGACAGACTGTAACAAGGCAGGTGATCCAATGGCAGACAGGATCAAGGGCATCACGATCAAGATCGGAGGCGACACCAGCGAACTGAACAAGGCGCTGGAAAAGACCGACGGGCAGCTGGAGAAGACGCAGACGGCCCTCAAGGACGTCAACAAGCTGCTCAAGATGGCCCCGGGCAATACCACCCTGCTGGCGCAGAAGCAAAAGGACCTGACGCAGGCGATCGACGGCACGAAGGACCGCTTGAAGCAGCTGCGGACCGCGGAGGAACAGATGCGCGGCACTGATATGACGGAAGATCAGGCCCGTCAGTACGAGGCGCTCCAGCGGGAGATCATCGCGACCGAACAGAACCTCAAGCGGCTGGAGGACCAGATGCGGGACTTCGGCAGCGTCGGCGCTCAGAAGATCGCGGCGGTCGGCGACAAGGTCGAGGCTTTCGGCGGGAAGATCAAGAAGGCGGGAGAGGGGATCTCGAACGCCGGACAGGCTCTTCTGCCGGTTACGGCAGCCATCACGGCGATCGGCGCCGCGAGCGTGGCGGCGTGGAAGGACGTCGACGCGGGCGGGGACACGATCGCGAGGATGACGGGCGCGACCGGCGCGGAGCTGGAGGACCTGCAGCAGCGAATGAATGCGCTCGCAACGTCGATCCCGACCGACTTCGACACGGCAGGAAATGCCATCGGCGAGGTGGCGACGCGCTTCGACCTGACGGGGGACGCGCTGCAGGCGCTGTCAGAAAAGTACATCAAGTTCGCCGACGTCAACGGCTCAGATGTCACCGGCGCGATCGACGCGACGCAGAAAGCGATGGCGGCGTGGGCGATCACGACCGAGGACGCGGGCGGGTATCTGGACGCCCTGACGGCAGCAGCGCAGCAGACCGGCGTCAAAGTGGAGACGATCGCGGCGCAGGCGGCGACCAATGCGGCTGCTCTCAGGGAGGTCGGGATGAGCGCCTCCGACGCGGCGCTGTTCCTCGGGCAGCTGGAAAAGAACGGCGTGGACGCCTCCGGCGCGATGGCCGGCCTAAAAAAGGCGTACGCAAACGCGCTGAAAAACGGCAAGGACCTCAAGACGCAGCTCGGCGAGCTGGAAGCGGGGCTTCGCAACGAAGCCACCAGAGCGGACGCCTCCGCGGAGGCGATCGAGCTCTTCGGGGCGAAGTCGGGTGCTGCTCTGGCGGACGCGATCGCCACGGGGCGGCTGAGCTTTGAGCAGCTCGGTACGACCCTGACGGACTTCGCGGGCCGCACTGAGGAGACCTTCGACGCGACGCTGGACCCGCTCGATAAGATGCAGAGCACCATGAACGAGCTCAAGCTCGCGGGGGCGGATCTCGTCAACGCGATGGGGCCCGTGATCAAGGACGTTCTCGGCGAGGCGTCGGACGCCATCAAAAAGCTGACGAGCTGGCTCGGAAAGCTGACGGACGAGCAGAAGCAGGGCATCGTCAAGGCGGCTGCCTTCGCGGCTGCGCTCGGGCCCGGTCTGATCGCGATCGGAAAGACCGTCAGCGCGGTCGGGTCCCTCGTTGAGGTCGGCGGAAAGGCGCTCAAGCTCGCGCCGAAGATCGTCTCAGGATTGAAGGGGCTGAAGGGCGTCCTGACGGGGATCAAGACGGCGATTTCCGGTCTCAGCGCGGGCGCGGTTGGAGCGACTGCTGCGATCGGAGCTCTTGTGACGGTCGCGGCGATTTTTTACAAGAAGCGGCAGGACGAGATCCAAGCGACCTACGGCCTGACGGACGCGCAGAAGGAATACGTCGACCAAGTGAAAGCGGAGCATGAGGCGTTCACCGCTGCGGAGGCTGCTCGACGTGAAAACCTGCAGGGCATCGACAGCGAGATCAACTACTATCGCGAGCTATGGAAAGAGCTCCAGAGCCTCGTCGATGCGAATGGCAATGTGAAAGCTGGATATGAGGACCGCGCAGCCGTGATCGCAAACATCCTCAACACGAACCTCGGCACCGAGATCGAGCTTACTGGGAACGCGATCACGAACTACGACAAAATCGCGAAGAGCATCGAGGACGTGATCCAAAAGAAGCGTGTCCTCGCTTACCTGCAGGCGAACGAGGCCGACTATAACGCAGCGGTCGCCGGTATCACGAAGAAGCAGCAGGAATACGCGAATGCGATCGCCGCGACAAAAGCCGCAGAGGAAAAGCTCGCAGACGCAGAGGCAGCCTTTACGGCCTTGAGGAGTCAGGGCGTGATGAACCCGATCCAATGGTTCCAAGAAAAATCCGCGGTCGATGAGGCCCGCAAAAGCTACGAGGAACTTAAACAGGCTGAGCAGGATATCGCGACCGAGTACGCGCAGATGCAGACGACTATCAGCAACACCAAGGCCCTGATGGAGGCGGCGGAGAGCGGAAAGAATCTCGAGATCGCGCTGCAGAACGTGGCGACAGGATTCATGACGGCAGGAACGGCGACGCGGGAAATGCTCCAGCAGCAGCTGGCGGACCTCGAATCGACCTACGCGAACATGGAAGCAGCGGCGCAGAGCGGCGCGATCCAGATCAGCGACGCGCAGCTTACCGCGACGGCGGGGCTTGTGGAACGTGCAAGGGCTGAACTCGCGAAGGCTGGCGAAGAGGGAACGACGGCAGGCCAGCAGGTCGACGCGAACGTCGCAGCCGGGATCGATGCGAACGCAGGCGTCGTTAGCTCTGCTGCGCAGGGCATGATGGATGCGGCGGCGAATGGGATCACGCTGAACAGCAGGGCGGTGCAGGACGCGGTCGGGAAGCTCGGCACGGACACGGTCCAAACGCTCGGTCAGGCCGTTCCGAAGATCGGCGCAAAAGGCACCGAGGGCGGGCAGGCGTACGCCAAGGGCATCGGCGATCAGGCGGGGCCGGTGGGAGCGGCGGCTGCCACCCTGACGGTCTCCGCGGTCAGCGGCCTCGGGAACGGTCAGTACGAGGCGGGCTGGTCACGCGGCAACAACTACGGACTCGGCCTCGCGAACGGGATTCGAGCATCCATCCCGCTTGTCACCTCCGCATCGGAGGCGCTGGCAGCGGCGGCACCGAAGACCACCAGCGGCGTGCTGCGCGAGCGGTCTCCCTCCCGCGTGGCCATTGAGCAGGGCGGTTACTGGGGCGAGGGGCTCGCCATCGGCATGATGGACGAGCTCGGCGGCGTGATCAAGGCCAGCAGGGCGCTGGCGGGTGCGGTAGCTTCCGGGACGCCCGCGGCGATGCAGTACGGGCCGGGGTCGGCTCCTGCTGCCGCGCTGGCGGCTCAGACCGCTCCGGCGGTGACCGTGACGGCACCGACCGACGCGGCGGTGCTGCGGGCGGTGCAGGCGGTCCTCGGGAAGATGGACACGCTCTCCGTCGGGATCCGGAACGCCGGGCAGGTGATGGACACGGTCACGAGCGGCGTTAACCGGCGGCTCGGCAGAATCTCAACTCTTGAAGGAAGCGGGGTGATCTGATGGCGATAACGACGGCAAGAGTCGGGCAGGCGATCGTAGACATGGCGCAGGCCGGCGACAGCAGCTCGGTGCGGCGACGCAGACCGCGCCTGAAGATGCACGGCGTCACCTTTGCGCCGGTCAGCATGGACGGCACCGACATAGCCCGCGAGGGGTGGCACACCTACCTCGACTGGGACCTGGTCCCGGGCCCCGGAAAGATCCCCACGGTTCCCATGCCGGACGACAACACACCGACCGTCACGATCCCGAACGCGCTGTACATTCCGGAGCTGCGCCTGACGGCGGCCTCCGGTGGTCTCGCATCCTTCGGGATGCGGTCGGGCTCGTGGGAGTTCAGGCCGAGGAGAACGGGGCTCTGGTCTCGGCGATTCTCGGACGCGGCGAACAAGGTCAACGGCAGCCTGGTCAAGTGCGTGCTGGACGATGATCCCGGTTTTTATTATGTCGGCACCGTTCTGGTGCGCTCGTGGGAGATCGGCGACATGACCAGCACCGTCACTGTGGACTATAGCTTTTACCCGTACAAGTACGAGCTGAGCGACGGCCTGCAGCCGTGGCTCTGGGATCCGTTCAGCTTCGTGGACGGCGTGATCCGGAAATACGGAAACATCACCGTCAGCGGCACCGAGCAGCTGGTGATCCACGGACGCGAAATGCCAGCGATCCCGGACTTCTATCCGGTCACGGGCGGCACCGGTCTGACGGTCACCTGCAACGGGCAGACGTGGCAGCTCTGGGCCGTCAAAAATGGCACGAAGTATGACGGAGTTCACGCGGGCCTAACCGGCTACACAACGCAAGCGGGTGTGGTCTACGACCCCGAGACGGGGCGCTTCACCGTCGCCGACCTGATCCTCGCTGACGGCGACCACACGCTGACCTTCGCGGGCACCGGGACCGTCAGCGTCGCGTATAGAGGAGGCCGTCTATGATACAGATCTACACGACCGGCGGACTCCTATACGACCCGCGCCTCGCGGACCCGATCCACCGGCTCTATCTCGCCGAGGCGAAGATGGAGCTCGCCCTGAACAAGGCGGGCGGGTTGACCGTCACGGTTCCGGAGCTGAACCCGCAGTACGGAACCATGACGGCTCCGGTCTCGGAGATTTGGGTCCTGCAGGACGGCGTCGAGATCTTCCGTGGGCGGGTGCGCGAGGTCCATGAGGATCTCAACGGCCTGCAGGAGGTGGTCGCCGAAGGACTCAAGGCGTACCTCCGCGACGAGCAGCTGCGGCCTTATAAGCCGGAGACCTACGGCTCGACGGTCTATGGATGGCTCGCGATGGCGGTGAACACCTATAACACCCAGCGCCATGGGCGCGACTTCATCCCGTTCTCGGTCGGCGTGGTCGAAGCGCAGGCGATCGATATCGAAGGGAAGGACTACAAGAACATCCTCGACGCCATCGACAACGACTTTCTGAAGGCTGTCGGGGGATATCTCCACGTCTCAAGACTGCACGGCGAGAACGTGATCAGCTGGAGCCTGACGAGCGGACCGATCAGCGAGCAGAGGATCGCCTACGGCGTCAACCTGACGGGCTACAAGCGAGACGACAACGCGGGCGATCTGTTCACGGCGGTGATCCCGCTTGGAAAGTCTGACGGCGACAACGGAAAGATGACGATCAAGACGGTGAACGCCGGTTCCGATATGCTGGTAGACGCGACCGCAGCGGCCCGCGATGGGCTGATCGTCAAGGTCGTCGATCACAGCGACATCGAAGACGAACAGGCCCTGAAAGCCGCCGGTCTGGAGGATCTCGCCGGGGCTGGCCGTCAGGCAGTCAGCATCGAAGCGTCAGCGGTCGACCTCGCGGACGCGGGTGTGGACGTCGGGCGGCTTCGGCTCGGGCATCGGAACCCGGTGCAGCTGACGCGGGGAGGATCTGAGCAGATTCTTCCGATCAGCAAGATCTCGGTCGACCTGATCGACCCGGGCAGCGGGCGGTACACGTTCTCGCAGCAGTATCAAACGCTCACACAGCAGCAGCGGGCGACCGCTTCGACCGCAAGCGCCGCAGCTGAGACGGCGGCGAACGCGGCGACGACTCAGAGCGTCGCGCAGCAGATCCAGCAGAGCGAGCAGAAATACGTTGACTGGATCGCCGAGACCGGAACGACGGACGGCTGGAACTGGCGACGCTGGAACTCCGGCGCGGTGGAAGCGTGGACGGTGCGGTCCGTCACGATGGGCGCGGCGGCGCCGTACGGGACTGCGCTGGAGGCTGCCGAGGGGACGATCACGCTGCCGATCTCTTTCCAGCTCGGCTCTGTTCTGACGGCGAACGTGAGCGACGCCTCGACCGCGGTGGTATGCGCCGTCAGACAGACGGGGGCGACAGTTGCGACAGTTTCGATCGCGGCTCCGACAGTTTCGGCGGCGTACACCGTCTCCGTCACGGTGCGCGGGCAAAAGGAGGTGGTCTGATGGGCATCGGCCAAATCGCCGGACTGATCACCGGCGTGGCTGCCGCGATAGTCGTTCTCTGGAAGGCGATCGTCTGGGCGCAGCGGATCGTCGAGGGCGTTCGGTGCCTTTTGCGATCCCAAATGCTGAACACGTACTACGATCACAAGGACGACGGAACGATCCGGCAGTTTGAAATGGAGAACTTCAAAAAGAACTACGCAGCGTACAAAGCGCTGCACGGGAATTCGTTTATTGATCAGATCAACGAAAAGATGAAAGATTGGGAAATCAACACATAGAGAGGTGGAACTTATGAGCGTAGACTTTTCGGCTATCATCGAAAATTTTCTGACTGCTGAGCTCGGCGAGGAGGTCAGGGACTCTCTGGTGGCGATCGCCGAGGCGCTGCAGTCGGCGATCAACAGTCAACTGCAGACCGTCACCGGGGATCTGACGGATCCCAGCGTGAACGCCGCGGCACGGGCGATAACTGTAGGAAATATTCTTTATGGCGGAATCGACCACACGGCGAAAACACCGAGGATTACGCAGTTTTGGACGCCTACGGGAACCTATAGCATTAACGATATGCCGCCCAACAGCCGGACGTTCAGCGCCGCGAGCGCCTGTAAGAACGCGGCGTTGCCGGAGGAAACGGCCGAGCATAACGTCGTCATTGACAAAATCGCGGTCAATTCCGGCGGAAACGTTTCGAAGATTGTGCTGACGGACCGGACGACCTACAGGCAGTGGACGACGTTTCACAGTAAGGACAGTACAGCGGATCCGCCGACATATTCTCTCGGGCGGTGGCTGCAGATCGCCGACGGAACAGATCTGACCAAGTGTTTCTACCGATACGGTACACTTGCGCCTACAGGCAGCGAGACATCCGTGGATCTTGACGACGTTGTCGATTTCGGACTGTTTGTCCTATCGACCGACTACACTTATACCCACGCCCCGAGCGAGTATAGCGGAACTGGATACTTGCTTTCCATCAGTCACACCCCCAACATTAAGCTGCAAGTTTTGTTCGACGCATACTTCGTGAAAACCGAAACCGTGCAAGGAATACCAAAAAAAGGACCGTATGTTCGCTATTCTCACGCCCGCAACGGCGTGGTTGAGTGGTCTGCATGGGCCTGCCAGCCTGACCCGACCACGATATTGTGTTCTCACGGAGTGCTTCCGGCTAATAGCGATTTGAATCAAATTTTTGAATCGGGAGTGTGGACTCTTAACTCTGGCGTAAGTTATACAAATTTGCCAGCGATCTTCATCAAGCGCGGGTATTTATTCTCTTACAGCGTTTCAAACGATGTTGGTTTTCAATTGTTTTTCGATTCGAACTTCGACGGAACAACAGGAGACGTGTTAAATGCATCGCCTTATGTACGCTACAGAAGACACGCGGCTGGTGACACAAGTTACAGGTGGTCTAACTGGACTCGCCTGTTTAACTCTGAAGCCACATCCACCAGTCTCATCAAAGGCAACACCGGCAATGCGTCCATCGTGTGCGCGAAAGAACATCGGTACAGCGACGGGTCCGATCCCGTGACGGAATGCTATCTATTAGAAGAGGCTGGCACTAATCGCTTCTATCTGTCGGAAGACCTGAGAACAAAAACATACGCATTTACGTTCGACGGAGATACCAAGAACTATAGGTTCGGCTTCCGTGCGAACGGTGATATTATCGCCGTGCGAATCGCGAGCACTCTGCCAACAGCGGTAGGCGTAGACGTGACTGACTACCATACGTTTTCAGACAGCACCCGCATGGATCCATATGTTTTCCTCGCGTCCGAGGGCTATAGCAGCCAGCACCTTGTTGAGGTTTCTGCGACAGGGGGCAGATGCAAAAACGACGCGGATTATGGTGTGAGTTATACGCCGACCGGCATTAAACCCTGCGGATGGCTTGGAAACGGCGGCTACTGCGTCCTGCCAAACGGCGACACGGTCTTCTGCGAGTACACGCGCTACACGACCAAGTCATCGAACGTATGGCGGATCGCCGGAAACGCTGATATTCTGAATCCGGCGTCGTGGACCGTCGTACTGTCGTTTATGGTCACGGCCGTTTCAAATGAGTCAGAGCATGGTTTTAAGCATTGCCATGCGGTGCAGCATGATCCGTATGCTGGTATCGTGTATATGTCCACGGGCGATAATCCCGTGCCGGTAAACAACTTCCCTGATTCCGAGAGTCCCTATTGGCCGAATGGCGATTCCTGCGCCGCATCGTGCTGGGCATCGTCCGACAACGGAGCGAACTGGAGCAAGATAGGGACTACAGCGGAGAAGTACTGGCGCTTCCTGAACATGATCTTCACGCCTGACTGGGTATACTGGGCCACAGATACAACCAATGCGAATCTCCACTATCTGTTTAAGTGCCAACGGGGGCAGGATGGTGTGATAGACTGCCATGCTGACAACTCAGGGATCGTCGAGCTCAAAAAAATCGACGTTGTACCATATGCAAAGGTCGCTACTTATGGAATCGCGTATTCGCCGGAGAATGAGGCTCTGGTTTTGCTCGACCGTGCCGACCTCATCGATGACGCCGAAAACTTCCTGTCTGCTGGAATGCCTTTAAGAGCATATGATCTTGCGTCCGGCGATATCGTTGAGGTATGCCGTCTGTACCCCGTCGATAACGACATATACAGACGGCCCGGATTCAGGACTCTTCATTCAGACTTTATGCCGGACGGTGGAATCATCAATCTTGGATTTGGTTACAACACAACAGGTTTCAACACGAGAAACGACATGAGGTTATTCGACAACACGGCTGGGGCGACGACTCTTGTTAAATCAATAAACAACCTTTACATTAGGATCTATCGCGACGCAGCAGGAACGCTCAAATCAACTATCGGCACATATTACTTATAAGGAGGCAAGCAATGATCGATTGGAAACGCAAGCTCACAAGCCGCAAGTTCTGGGCGGCGGTGTGCGGGTTCGTCTCGATGCTCATCATCGCGATCGGCAAAGACGGAGAGACTGCGAAAACGGTGACCGCGCTGATCATGGCGGGCGGCAGCCTGATCGCCTACATCATCGGCGAGGGCCTCGCCGACAGCGCCGGGGCTGCGGCTGCATCACATGACGAAATCGAAGAATCAGAAAAGGAGGATGAACCGTGAACGAAAAAAAAGAGACCATCACCGAGGCGGAGATCTTCGAGCCGGAACAGACTCAGGCGGTGTTCGGCGCTGAGACCATCGACGAGCTGACCGGCGGGAAGGGGGACGAAGACGATGGCTAAGTACACCGACAGCCCGCTCGTCAACTACACGCGGATCTCGCCCTGCAACAGCGGGACCAGGACACACAAGATCGACCGGATCACGCCGCACTGCGTGGTCGGGCAGGCCTCCGTCGAGGGGCTGGGCGAGTGGTTCCAGAGCAGGATCCGCGAGACCGCTCCGAACTACGGCATCGGCGCGGACGGACGCGTCGGGCTCTATGTCCACGAATCGGACCGCAGCTGGTGCAGCTCCTCGAACGCCAACGATCAGAGGGCGGTGACCATCGAGTGCGCGAGCGACGCGGAGTCCCCGTACGCCTTCAGACGGATCGTTTACGACAAGCTGATCGCGCTGATCGTCGACATCTGCCAGCGGAACGGCATCACCCGGCTGCTCTGGCTCGGCAGCAAGGACAAGACCCTCTCCTACGAGCCGAAGACCGGCGAGGCCGTCCTGACGGCGCACTGCTGGTTCGCCAACAAAGCCTGCCCGGGCCCGTGGCTCCTGTCGCGCTACGGCGAGATCGCCGAGACCGTCACCAAACGCCTGCAGGGCGGTGCGGCTCCCTCCGGAACGCTTTTCCGTGTGCAGGTCGGCGCGTTCGGAAACAAGGCGAACGCCGACGCTTTCGCGAAGCAGGTCAGCGAGAAGGGCTTTCCCACGATCGTCCGAGAGGAGGCCGGGCCAGACGGTAAAGCCATTTACCGCGTCCAGTGTGGCGCGTTCTCCGTCAGAGGGAACGCTGTCGCCTATGCCGACCGGCTCAAGGCTGCAGGCTTTGACGCGATCATCAAAGAGGTCCGGCGCTGATCGTCGGACCGGAACGAAACGGCCCTCCCTGATCCGGGGAGGGCTTATTTTTTTTTGTAAAAACGTAAACTTTTTTTTGCAATATAGTATTGACGAGGAAGACAACGATGGCGGGCTACAACGGATACAGCATGAGCAACAACGCGCTGGACGCGTACGCAAGCGGAGAGAAGCCGTGGAGCAGGTGGACGAAGACGGAGATCCTCGAAGCGATCGACGAGATTATCTCAGACGGCTTCACGCTCCCGGTCGATCGCAAGGCACTCGGGAAGGTTCCGGCGAAGCGGCTGAAGCAGCTGGTCCTCGGGCGGAGCAGCTGGCACCACACTTCAAGCTGGTATAACGCGACAGACTTCTACGAGGTTTCCGAGTCCAGGCTTGAGCGCCTGACGGACGCCGATCTGATCTCCACAGAAGCGGAGCCCCGTCAGGAAGAGGCGAAGCCGGAGCGGTGGGTGTGCGAGGTGCTGGAGTGGTCCGGCAGCCGGAAGCACCCGAAGGCGACGGCGGTCGAGGTCGAGGGCGAGATCCGCGGCAACTGGCTGCACCTCGACGATGGAAGCAAAAAGAGCGTGACGGCGCGCGGCTTCCGCAAGATCAGGAGGACGGCATGACGCAGGCATTCATCCGAGACGTCAGCGCGGATCTCGGCATCCCGGTCCCGCAGGTGGTCCACCGTGACCGCCTGCTGACCGGTACCATGCTGGCGATGATCAGCAGCGACGGCACCGAGCTGGTGCTCAAACGGAACGCGCCGAAGGGACCGGATCTGTACTTCTCGATCGCGCACGAGCTCCGGCACGGCTGGCAGATCGCGCACCCGGAGCTCGGCCTGATGGCCGGATACAAAGACCGCAGCGAGTGCAGCGGCATCGAGGAGTACAACCTGCAGGCCGCGGAGCTTGACGCAAACGCCTACGCTGCCATCGTCATGGAGCGCGATTTCGGCCTGAAGGCGCTGTTCCAAGGCCTGCCGGAGACCGTCAGGAAGGCGATCCGCCGAAGGGCGTCCGAGATCAAGGCCTCTTCCGGTTGCTGACGCGTTGCTACAATATCGGCTCGAATCACTTATATATCAACGGGTTCCAAGTCCCTGCTAAGGGCGTAGGTCGGGTAACCGGCGCAGGAGTTCGAGTCTCCTCTTCTCCGCCAAAAAGAACCGCAGATCCTTGAAAAACCAAGGGTTTGCGGCTCTTTTTTTGCGCTTTATTCTCTTTTTGATCTTCTTTATAAAATCACTTAAAACCTGCTAAAACCGGCTAAAGCCGTTTCGCGTTGCTACACGGTTGCTACAAGGAACGGCGAAAAAATCACTTTCCGGGGCGACCGGAAAGCGCGGCGTTGAGGCGGTCGGCGTAGAGATCCTGATCCGGGTGGACGTACCGCTGTGTCGTGGTGATCTTCGCGTGGCGCATGATCTCTTTGATGATCGCGGCGGAGACGTTCTCGTCCGCCAGCGTGGTGGCGAGCGTGTGCCTGCAGGAGTATGGCCGGAGTTCCTTGATGGGACGGCAGCCGGTCCGTTTTTTCATCTCAGCGAAGGCGGAATAAAAGGCGGATTCATCCTGACGGTAGACGCGGTCCTCCGGATCCAGATCAGCGATCAGATCCTCCAGCACCGGCACGATGATCTCCGGCAGGACGATCGGCGTTTCCTTCCGCTTCTCGGTCTTCAGGCCGACGCCGGTGATGCGGCGCCGGTCGAGGTCCACCTGCCTGACTGTCAGGCGCCGGAGCTCGCCGGGCATCATGCCGGTATAGATCATCAGCAGGCAGTAACCGGTCCAGCGCTGGCCGTTCTGGTAATCGGCCCAGAGCGCCGAGACCTCGGCGGCGGTGAAGGGTTCGGTGTTCTTCTCAGCGAGATCCGGCAGCACGAGATACCTCGCCTTGTTCACGGTCAGCACCTCCTCGGCGATCCCGCGCTCAAAGATCAGGGAGAGCAGGTCGCGAATGTCCTTCGCGGGGTAGTAGGTGCTGACCGCGGCGTCCATCACGTTCTGCAGGTCCGTGATGCTCAGATCTGCGGCGCTGACGGCGTGGATCGGAGCGAGCCGGGCCCACGCGGTTCGGTAGTGGGTCTGCTTATCTCGGCTCAGTTTATCGAGATGCGGCTGGATCGCCTCATACAGCGCCGAGACGGTGCGAACCTCTGACGGGCGGAACCGGAGCTGCTCCAGATACTCGACGGCTGCCTTCCGAGTCGGGAAGCCCGCCTTCGTCCGCCGGACCGGGTTCCCTGCCGGATCTTTGCCGACCGTCACCGCGCAGCTCCACGTCGGCCCGCGCTTATACACGCTGCCGGTGCCGTTCGCCCGCTTCGCCCGTTTCGCCTTCTCGACGGTCTGCTTCTTCCCGCACCAGCAGCACCAGATGGAGCCGTCAGGAATATCTTTTTTGCATTTCACGCAATTCATGGTGCCCCTCCTTGACTTCATGCCGCCGGTCGTGGTATAATAAACTGACCGGCGGAAACGTTGGTTGTCTTCTTTCTTTGCATCCGGGTGTAGTGGGACATCCGGGTGCCTTTTTTTGTTTGACAATACTGCCTCTATGTGTTATTATGCTTATAAGGTTCATGAGTGATGGGGCCAACAGTAAGCCCTGAGGCGAGGTCGTTCTCGTCTCCCCGACGGTAATAACAAGGGTGTGCAGGTGCGAACCCTGCCCATGAGCCATGTAAGGTGCACGGTACGACATGCGAATGAGCACGTCCGACCCGTGCTTTTTTTTGTTTTAAAACTTTGTTAATGTGGGAATTTGGCTTGACTCTCAGAAGGTTCCGTCTTCGGAGGGGCTTTTTTATGCGTCGGGCTCCTTTTCTTCCACGTCCGTGCGGATATCGCACGGCGCCGGAACGAAACGTGAACAAACCACAGTCCGCCCCGAAAGGGCGGCTTTTTTAATACCCAACAGCAGCAACACCGTATTCGGCTTCTTGCTGTGAAAAACCATCGTAAAGAAGTTGTTCTATTAAACTGTTTTTTGCGAAGGACATTAAATCAAGATACTGCTTAGCCTTTAAGGCAGCCTGTTCCTTCCAATCTGCTCCACAATTATTGACGCCGTATTCAGCTTCCTCTTCAGAAAAGCCTTCATAAATCAATTGTTCTTTTAAGCCAGAACGCGAAAATGCCATTAAGGAAAGGTAATTCTTCGCTTTAGACAGTGCGTTTCTTTTTCCTAAAGTAATATCTGTACTTTCTTGAGACTCTGTTTCTTTTGTATTCTCATCAAAATGATTATCCTGAGATTCATCGTTTGAAATTACTATTCTCTTTATCGAGTTCAATGGAATGAGTGCAACAAAAGTATCATCATCTTTACCTGGAACATATTGAGTTGTGATTCCTTGCATTGTTTCTGTGTTTCCGGAAACAATGCTTTCCCATGACGCCGAGAATTGATCATAGCTTAAGTTTTGATAAAGGAATGCAGCAAAAGAGGCAAAAGCAACTTTTAGTTCATTGCTTCTTAAACTGTTTGAGGAAGAACGAATGTGAAGACTGACAAAGCTGTCGCTTTGTCTAAAAGTATAATGAATTGTATCAATAGTGCATTCATAGTTATCTGAGAAACAAAAGATAGGATAATTTGTGCCGATCGATTTTGCATCATCGGTTTCAATCAAATTGTGATTATCAATCAAAACACTTATAGCATTCGGCAAATCCTCTAATGATACTTTGTCGCCAAAAACATCGGCATTAGTTGATATAACTGTGTTTGAATAATCGTTAGGAGACTTTCCATTATCGGATTTTTCTGTATGATCTGGAAACAGTACAACAATTACGATTATTGCAGCAATCATAAATACGGAACAGAAAGAGATTGCTATAACTTTAATATGAGAGGTTTGTTTCGATGCTTCTGCTTTACTCTTTGCAACAGGCAATGATGAGTCAGAAGGTGATTCTTGATTATCATCAGGTAGAAGTTTATCAGCTG